TGATCTTTTTGAGACTAAAGGTTTCAATGATCTTATGAAGCGTACTCATGTTCTATTGTTTGGACATAATAGACAAGCCACTCGTGGCACCATTACAGATGATAATGCCCATCCATTCAACCATGACCATATCGTTGGTTGTCATAATGGCACACTGAATAGCACATGGAATCTGAAGGACAGTAAAAAGTTTAATGTAGACAGTGATAATATCTACTATGACATGGCCCATAATGGTGCTAAGAAAACCATTGAAAAGCTTAATGGTGCATTTGCACTGTGTTGGTATGATGATAATGATCGTACTATTAACCTATTAAGAAATAAGGAACGTCCCCTTTACTATTGTTATACCAAGGATCATAAGACCTTTTTCTGGGCTTCTGAACCTTGGATGCTTCATGTAGCAATGAGTAAGCATGATCTAGAAAGAGATGAAATCCACCTTTTAATGGATGGTCAACTTCTAACAATTGATGTTCCGGTTGTAGCTGGCTCATCAATAGATAAAATGGAACATAGACAGGAGGGCGTGGAGTTCTACAAAGCTCCCGCATTTCGGGAAGATGATGTCTGGGGGAACAACTGGTATTCATCAGCACGCAACAGGGAAAGATACCAAGGTTCGACTTACACGACGGGAAAAGCGGGAGCTGAAGAGACAAAAAAGGATGCAAGCAAGGTAACTAATATCAATGACAAGAGGAGTTCAGCTATGCTGGGCGCCCGATTTCTTGGTAAAGATGTTATCTTTTCTGTCGTGGGAAAAGGACGGCAAGGCAATCTAGATCATATTAAGTGTGAAGTGGAAGATCAAATTAATCCACCAGAACTTAGAGTGTTCACTCCATACAATGGTAAGCTTGGTGTAGAGCTTCTCAATAGTCCTAAGATGTTTAAGGGAAAGGTTAAGTCGGTAAGTAATTATGGTGGAGATACTTATATTGTTTGTGACAACAGGACTATTGAAGCAATACCTTTTGAGGATACATTGTTTATTGAACGTCCTAAAAGCACAGACCATGCTCCACTTAATGATGATGAAAGAGCGGCTGCTGAACAGTCTGTACAAGATTTTGCTGATTCATTAAAACAAAATAAATATGTAGGATTTGAAGGAAAGCTATTGACAGCAGAACAATATGCTAAGGCAACACAGAATGGCTGCTCTATGTGCAGTAGTTATGCCTCTCTTAGTGGTAAGGATAAATTGACATGGATAGGTCATAATGAGTATTTCTGTGAAGGATGTAGTGAAACTGAGTTTGCAATTGAGTATATGAAACCAACCGTGAAGAACATTAATAAGGTGTAACATGGACATTTTAGTAGGTGCAGATCCTGAGATTTTTATGTTTAAGGATGGTAATCCCATCTCAGCTTATGGTGCTGTCAAGGGCACCAAGTACAATCCGTTTAAGGTAAAGGATGGTGCAGTACAAGTTGATGGAATGGCTCTTGAGTTTAATATTGATCCTGCTAGTACAGAGGAAGAATTTATCCATAATGTGGAATCAGTATTAGAAACTCTCAAGAGTATGGTTCCCGGATTTGATCTTGTGCCTACTCCTGTTGCAGAGTTTGGTTTTGACTATATCAAGCAACAACCAGAAGAAGCTGTGATCCTTGGTTGTGATCCTGATTTTGATGCTTGGAAAGATGGAGCAATTAATCCTCGTCCCAATGGTGATAATCCATTCAGAACTGGTGCTGGACATGTCCACATTGGTTGGACAAAGGATGCCAATATTCAAGATGAAGGTCATATCAATACTGGTATAATATTAACAAAACAATTGGATGCTTATCTAGCACTTCCTTCATTGTTCTATGACAAGTCAGCTAAGAGACGTACTATGTATGGTAAGGCTGGTGCATTCCGTACTAAGTCTTATGGCGTAGAATATAGAGTTCTTAGTAATGCTTGGCTCAGTAATTCTAAACTAATGGGCTGGGTGTACAAGAATACAATGCTTGCTGTAGAAAATCTAATGAAGGGCAACCATGTCTACAAGGAACTAGATGATAGTATTCTTGAACAAATTACAAGTGATGAACCCAATCTTAAGATGGTTGAGGATTGGTTATCTGCGCATAGTATTCCGCTTCCTCCACAGGCATAATGATATGTATGGTAAAGATTTTGGTTATGCCAACTCAAGAATTACAGGAACATTAGTTAGGCTTAAGAAGAATAATGAACCTGTTCTTGTACAGATAGTTGGCAACTCTGGTATATGTATAGTAACTCCTGCTGAAGACATTGAAACAAGAGAAAAGGATTTGAGAGTTCACCTTGATGATCTTAATCTTGAACCTGTACCTCTAGGTTATGTTAACAACAGTGGTTATGCCATTTATCTACAGCGTATTCCTGTTAGACGGGGGCCGGGTAATCAAGGACTAACACAAGCAAATTGTGGATCATCTGGTGAACGTCTGTGGAGATTCCCTGCCAAATCATTAAGGCAATGTATCCTTGGAGAATACCCAACCTTTGCTAAGGCTGTGGAAGAGGCTAAAGTTCCAAGAAGAAATGGTAGTAATAAGCTTATAGCATTCAATAGACATTGGGCTATTTCCCAAGATGAGTTGTACTATAAGAATACATTACTAGTTGGTAATATTGTTAAGGGTAAGCCAGTATTAAATCCTAAGTTTAGTTATCTTAAGGAATATCTAGCGGAGTTGGTATGAGTACTGTAGCGAAGGAAATGGGAATCAAGAGATTGGTTACTGGTGATATTGGTATTGAGATTGAGGTTGAGGGTAAAAACCTACCAACAATGATTAAGTACTGGAATAATGAACAAGATGGTAGTCTACAAGGAGCTGAGTCAAAAGAGTATGTCCTTAAAAGGCCCATGTTTCTAAAGGAAGTTGAGAGTGCTTTAGATCATCTAGACTCTGAATATGTTCGTTGGAAAACAATTGTTGATGATACTGTTCGTGCCGGTGTTCATGTCCATATTAATTGCCAGCAATTGACAATGACTCAGCTATATAATTTCATGACCATCTATCTAATATTGGAAGATGTTCTAGTGAAATGGTGTGGAGAATCTAGATGTGGAAATCTATTCTGTCTAAGAGCATCTGATGCTGAGTATATTCTAACTTCAATTAGGAGAGCAGCAGAAGGTAGAAGATTCAAGGCTACTTTCCATACAGATAATTTACGTTATGCTTCTATGAACCTTAAGGCATTGGGTGATTATGGTTCATTAGAGTTTAGAGCAATGCGTGGTACTAGGGATTTAAAGCTTATTTATATTTGGGCTGAAACTCTTCTTGGACTACGTGAGTTTGCTAAGCAATTTAATAGTCCAGCAGAAGTTGTGGAAGCTTTCAGTGTACAATCTCCAACTAGATTCATGAAGAATGCATTAGGTACAAACTACGAAATATTCTCTAGAGATGGGCAAGAGAAGCTTCTTTGGGAGGGGGTTAGAAATGCACAGGACATTGCTTTCTGTGCTGATTGGTCTAAGTTTGATCCAAAGATGAGAAAGATTGGTGAGCTAGAGTTTCCAGAAGATGCTCAAAATGTAGATGAACCTGATGAGGATTTCTAATGTATATCTTGCCATATAAAAATGGAAGTCGTGGTGCTAAGGACTTAGCTGAAGCTCTAGGAGCTAAGCAGATTAAGCGTGAAGGTAGTAAGTTCAAAGGTAGTGAGGATAAACTTGTTATCAATTGGGGTAGTACAACTATGAGTGACGAAGTAGCCAAGTGTGAAGTACTTAATAAGCCTGAAGCCGTATTACTAGCAAGCAATAAGCTTAATTTCTTTAAGGCTATTAATAGTTGGAATAGAAAACAGCTATCTAAAGCTGAAATTATTTCTCTTCCATCATGGACAGAAGATAAAGGCTATGCTAGTGACTATATTTTTAATGGTCATAGTATAGTTGCTAGGACTATTCTTAATGGTCATAGTGGTGCTGGTATTGTTCTATGTGAAACACAGGAACAATTAGAAAATGTTGTTGCTCCTTTATATGTTGTCTATATACCAAAGAAACAAGAATATCGTGTACATGTTCTCAATGGTGAAGTAGTAGATATTCAGCGTAAGGCTCGTAGAACTGATCTTCCAGACGATCAAGTCAATTGGAAGATTCGTAATCATGACAATGGTTTTATCTATAGTCGTAATGAAGTGGCTGATACTGTACCTCCAAGAGCATTGGTTGATAGTGTCAATGCTGTTAAGGCATGTGGATTAGACTTTGGTGCAGTAGATGTTATTTATAATGAAAGTAAAGATAAGACTTATGTATTAGAAGTTAATACTGCTCCCGGCCTATCTGGTGAAACGTTAGCTGGTTATGCCAAACGTATGAAGGAAATTAAGCCAACAAATTTAGCTGTTAGAAAAACTAAGAAAGTTGAGCTTTTTAATGAGAATGGTTTTGGTGGTGCATGGGAAGAACAAATGGCCATGGCAGCTCCACCAGAAGTTGCCTTTGATCGTGGTGTTTTTGATAGAGCACGGGTAGTAGAGGTTAATCCTTTTGCTGCTACTCCAAATGATGTTCAGTGGGATAGGGTGTTAAGAAATGCTAGACAAAATACTCATAATAGATAATTTCCTACACGTCAACATTGCTAATAAAATAAGACAAGAAGCAATTGATGCTAAGTATATTGATTGGCTTGGTCATGATGGACAAGTATATAAACGTATATCAATAGTTGACAATCAAGATATTCGTGATACAATAGAAAAACATTGTGGAAAAGTAGACATGTTAGGTATGGCCTTCAGGCTTAATTATGAAGGAGAAGAGCCTAATCAATCAATACATACAGATGTTGGCTGGGGAACACATGCCTTAGTTTTATATTTAAATGATGGCCCAAGTGGAACAGCTTTCTGGAAGCATAAACCCTCTGGAAAGGATAGATTAAATCCTCATGATTTAATGACTTATTCATCTGTTAGGAAAGATTGGACAGATGAAAGTAAATGGGAACAGATTGATTTTGTTCCTATGATTTTTAATAGAGGTATTATTTATGAATCGGAACTATTCCACAGTAGATGGCCTTTTAAAGCATTTGGATCTATGCCAGAAGATAGTAGACTAATTGCTGTAGCTTTCTTTACACCAACAGGAGAGAGGATTATGTCTTAATGAGTGGTCAATGTATTTGTAAGTTAGCACATTCTTGTGGAAGTTCTGATGCCCTACAGGTCTTTGAAGATGAAGATGGAACACTTAGCGGATATTGTTTTGCATGTTCAACATACGTGCCAAATCCTCTTGGGGTTGGAAAGACCTCGGTTGATATTCCCAAGACACAAAGGTTGTCAAAATCCAAAGAAGAAATTACGGCAGAGATGGAAGAAATTGCCGGACTCAATTGTCTAGATATTGAGGAACGTAGGTTACGTAAGAAGTATCTAGAACCTTTTGGTATTAAGGTTGGCTTATCTGAACAAGATGGTAAAACACCACGATTAGTTTTCTTCCCCTACACTAAGGGCGGCAGAGTCGTCAAGTATAAAGTTAGGTTATTAGGTGAGAAACGTATGTGGTCTATATCAGAGGATAATGATGTAGATCTATTTGGATGGGAACAAGCTATTAGTAGAGGGGCTAAACGATTAATAATCACGGAAGGCGAATATGATGCAGTGGCTATGTCAAAGATCCTCGACACATATACTGCGCCTAATTTTAGGGATTACATCCCATCGGTGGTGTCACTTCCCAATGGTGCAGGTAATGCGGGTAGAGATATTGGTAGAACTTATAAGAAGATCAATAAATTCTTCGATGAAGTAATCTTATGTTTTGATCAGGATGAAGCTGGTGAGAAAGCATGTAAAGATGTACTTAAGATTTTACCAAATGCAAAGATTGCAACTCTACCGTGTAAAGATGCGAATGAAGCTCTTCTCAATGGATCAGGCAAAGCTGTCTGGAGAGCTGTGCAATTCGCTGCTGAGAAGGCCAAGAACACTAGGATAGTACTGGGTAGCACTTTGAGAGAAGATGCTCTTAGAAGGCCTGAAATGGGCCTTAGCTGGCCTTTTGAAGGACTGACCAAGATCACTAGAGGTATTAGACGTGCAGAAACATACTACCTTGGTGCTGGTGTTAAGATGGGTAAGAGTGTTCTGGTGGATGAGCTTGCTACACATCTTATCATTAATCATGGCTTATCTGTTCTATTGGTTAAACCTGAAGAGGATAAGGCTAGGACATACCAAAACTTGGTTGCTAAGGCAGCAAGTAGAATTTTTCATGATCCAGAGGTTGAATTCGATCAAGAGGCATTTGATGCTGCTGAACCCCTCATTGGGGATAAAGCCATCATACTTGATTCCTACCAAGCCATTGATTGGGAAATACTTAAGGAAGATATTAGGCATGTAGTTAATACCTATGGTGTTAAGGATGTTATCATTGATCCAATCACTTGTTTTACTGCTGGTATGACTGCCTCTGAGGCTAATGATTTCTTGGTAAAGATGGCTATGGAGATAGCTCTATTATCAATGGAGCTAGATTTCACAGCATACTTATTTGCACACTTAAATGCACCTAAGACTGGTGAACCACATGAACGTGGTGGTGAAGTACTATCTACACAATTCACTGGTAGTAGGGCTATGATGAGAGCATGTCATTTAATGGTTGGCTTAGAGGGTAATAAAGATCCAGAACTACCAGACCATGAACGTAATGTTCGTAAGCTTAAAGTTCTAGAAGATAGAAACTTAGGTGCCACAGGAATTGTCAAACTGTTCTATGATAATAAGACAGGTAGACTCAATGAGATGAAATATTGATATGTTTGAATACTTGAATGACTTATATGAATGGGCTATGGCCTATTTTAGGGACGATGATGAATAAGGTTGTTGATAAATACTATAGAGAAAACTATGAAAGCTTAGTTAAACGTACTAAAAATGCTGCTGGTTCAATTGAAAACTCTGAGGACATTGTACAGGAAGCTTTTAGTAGAGCTTTAAAGTATTTTGATTCTTGCTCAATTGATTTTGATAGATGGTTCAAAGTTATTCTTTCACGAGTTCTCAAAGACCATCAACGAGATAGTAGATTAGCTGGTCTTACTAAAAATATTGATGATACAATAGATGAACTTGAACCAATAATTCCAGATCATATTAAAGATTTTTTTCGTGATCATATGAATAAATTAAGTTTAACTAAACCAAGCTACAATAAAGAGATTATTAGACTTAATATTTTGTTTGGCTATGATCCAAAAGAAATTTCTGAAAGTTTAGATGTTTCTATTAAGATTGTTAAAAATAATTTATATCTCTTTAGTAAAGAAGTTAAGGAGATTTATGGGTGAATTATATTGTCTTCGATACAGAGGGTGATGGTTTATACCCAACTAAGTTTCACTGTTTAAGTTATTGTGAAGATGGTGTCATGAGGTCAATAACAGATTATGAAGATATGAAAAGCTTTCTTAATAAAGCCAATCTATTAATAGCTCATAACTGTATTCGTTGGGACATACCTCATTTGGAAAGGGTTTTAGGTATTAAAGTAAATGCCAAGCTAATTGACACATTAGCTCTTTCATGGTATCTAGAACCAGATAGACCCAAGCATGGATTAGAAAGCTACGGAGAAGACTTCAATATCCAGAAACCTCAAGTGGAGAACTGGCTAAATTTAAGAGTTGAAGACTATATCCACCGTTGTGAGGAAGATGTAAAGATCAATATTGAGTTATGGAAGAAACAATGGAGCACTCTCCTAGCATTGTATGGAAGTGAACAACAAGCTCTAGAGTTTATTGAGTATCTATCTTTCAAAATGGATTGTGCTCGTGAACAAGAACAATATGGTTGGAAGTTAGATGTTGATCGTTGCATGACAGTTAGAGATAAGTTAGCTAAGGAGAAGGAAGAGAAGTTAATAGAGCTGACTTATGCAATGCCGAAAGTGCCAATTTATGCTAGAAAAATTTTACCCACAAAGCCATACAAGAAGGATGGTTCTTTATCCAAGGCTGGGGAAGATTGGTTCTTATTTTTAGAGAATCGGGGAATGTCTCCTGATTATAAGGGTATTGTAGATTACGTTAAGGACTGGAAGGAACCCAACCCCAATTCACATAGTCAGATTAAGGATTGGTTAGATTCATTAGGCTGGGTGCCAGAGACGTTCCAGTACAAGAGAGACAAGGATACAGGTGATGTTAGAAAGATTCCTCAAGTAGCTCAAGACAAAACTAAAGGGTCAGGTCTGTGTCCCAGTGTTAAGAAATTAATAGCTAAAGAACCTAAACTTGCAGTACTTGATGGATTATCAATCTTAAGTCATAGAATTAGTATTCTTGAAGGCTTTCTTGAAAATGTAGATGATAAGGGTTACATTAAAGCAGAGATACAAGGCTTAACGAATACCCTTAGATTCAAACATAAAACCATTGTTAACCTACCCGGAATCCATAATCCATATGGTGAGGACATTAGAGGTTGTCTAATATGTCCTGAAGGGTATGAGCTATGTGGATCAGATATGTCCTCCCTAGAGGACAGGCTCAAACAACATTACATGTGGCCCTATGATCCAGAATATGTCAAGGAAATGTCTACTCCTGATTTTGATCCACATCTGGATCTAGCATTAAGTGCTGATGCATTAACAGTAGACCAATCAAATGAGTATAAGAAAGCAGAATCAAAGGATAAGAAAGTTAAGGAAATAAGGCATGTGCATAAGCAAGGAAATTACGCCTGCCAGTACGGTGCTCAAGTTCCAAGACTGGCATTGACAATTGGTTGTAGTAGAGATACAGCAAAGAAAATCTATGATGCATATTGGAAAAGAAATTGGGCTATTAATAAGGCAGCAGAGGATCAGGTAGTTAAAGTATGCAATGGTATGAAATGGTTGTATAATCCTGTGTCACATTTCTGGTATTCATTAAGACATGAAAAAGATAGATTTAGTACTTTGGTTCAAGGTACTGCTGTGTATTGTTTTGATCGTTGGGTTGATTATTGCCGTAATAACGGCCCCCCATTAATTGCACAATTTCACGATGAGATAGTTTTACTAGTGAGAGAAGAAAGACAAGTAAGACTTACTAAGCATATTAAGAATGCTTGTGTATTATTAAATGAAGAATTAAAACTAAACAGAGAATTATCTTGTGATGTTCAATTTGGTCCAAATTATGCGGAGATTCACTAATGACAATTAGTAAAGACCAACTGGCCCATTTCGATCCAGCAATTAAAGATGTTAGGGTTGTGAATGGATTTATCAACTTGACTTTAGAACCAACTACTGTTATACTTACATTAAGTGAAGATGAGCTTCATCAATTAACCAAACTTTTACAGGAGACAAACTTTGGGCTTTAAACTAAATAATCTACCACGAGGTAAGGGTGGTGGAGATCGTGTTCTACAACCTACACTAGAAGTAGGTACTTATCCGGGCCGTCTAGTACAATTCATTGATATGGGTATTCAACCCCAACGTCCTTATCAAGGGAAGGAAAAGCCACCTGCCCATGTAGCAAGACTGACCTATGAATTCCTAGATGTATTCATGGTAGATAAGGATGGTAATGAGCTTGATGATAAGCCTCGTTGGATTAGTGAGATTATTCCTATGAATCGTCTAGAAGCTGATCTAGCTAAGTCTACTAAGCGCTACAAAGCACTAGATCCGAACATGGATTTTGATGGAGACTTCGCAGCTCTTGTTGGTCAACCCTGCATGATTACTATTGTACATGGTGAGAATAATAAAGATCCAACACGTCCATATGAGAATATTGGTAATATCTCAACCATGAGAGCCAAGGAAGCTGCTAAGGCTCCTGAACTTAAGAACCCAACAACAGTGTTTCTATTGGATGAACCTGACATGGAAGTGTGGTCTAAGCTTCCGAGCTGGATCACTGATGAGATTAAGGGCAACCTAAGCTTTGCAGGAAGCCCTCTAGAAGCCGCTCTTAAGGGTGGTAATGGTAACACCAAGGGTAAGCAACAGGATAAGCCTGTAGACGCCCCAGAAGAAGATGAGGGCTGGTAATGATTGAAGTAGGGATGTTTGCTAAGCTTAAGAATGATTCATTAGCTGAATGGGGGTTTCATAAAGGTGATTTCATGTTTATTGCTGGAAGTGGTTTTGTTCCAGATAGTAAGACTGATCCTTATAAGTTTAGGCTTGTATTTATTGGTTGTCCTGTAAAGGATTTCCATATTAAGGAAGATGATGTACAGAAGGGTGGTTACACTGTAGATGCTCGCAACCTGAAGAAGGTTACTAAGACTGAACTAAAGAAACTAGAAGCAAATAAGGAAGCTGATTTTGGTGGACAAGCAGAAAGTACAGACTTTAAAGTCGAAACCAACTAAGGAAGAGATAGAAGAACGAGCACAAACCAAGGCGCATAGACAGCGCCTTCGGCAGCTTCGTGAGGGGGATGTATGTCCAACGTATATTGAGGATGATGATGAAATGTCTGATTGACGCTGAGTTGTGGGCTGACATAGAGGATTATGATGGTGTGTATCAAGTAAGCACTCACGGAAGAGTGCGAAGTGTTGATAGAAAAGAGTTGATGCATGGTCGTCATCCAATGCCATATTATAGGTTTAGGAATGGTTGTGAGCTTAAACGTCAAACCAATAGTATCGGTTACGTGCAGGTGTTGCTGTATCAAGATGGTGTAGGAAAGCTATGTAGTGTACACAGACTTGTAGCAAAAGCTTTTATTCCTAATCCAAACAATTGTCCAGAAGTCAACCACTTAAATGAGGAAAAGGCTGATAATTGGGTGGATAATTTAGAATGGTGTACACGATCACAAAATGCATTGCACAGTAACAAGAAATTCAGAGGTGAAAACTCTGGAACATCTAAGTTAACCGAAAAGCAAGTGTTAGAAATTGTTAGATTATTGCAGCAAACAGGGCCACTTAAGTTAGACCTATTTGAAATAGGTTGTCTCTTTGGTGTCACAAACCACACTATCCATAAGATCAAGATGGGTAAGAACTGGGGTTGGTTAACTGGACTTGGTAAGGAGGATAACTGAATGTCACTTCGATGCTTAATCGACGCCGACATTCTTTAGCTCAGCTATGAAATAGCTAGCTGTGGTCAGTATTACGAACCAGAAGATACTAAAAGAGAAAATCTAATCATCAAACCTTTTGACTCTGTTTCTGAACATCTAGATCAGAAGATTAAGGAGATAGTTGCTGAGTGTAATAGTGATGAAGAGCCTATATTATATTTAACTGGTGATGAAAAGCTTCTCTATCATATCAATAGAAGTAGGATTAGAGAGGGTGAAGAAGTTAAGGTATTTAAACCTAACTTCAGAAAGGATATTGCTAAGACTAAACCTTACAAAGGTAATCGTAAGCAAGAGAAGCCTTATCATTTCCATAATCTAAGAGCATACATGCTTAGTCAGTATGATTGTATTGTTACTGATGGCATGGAAGCTGATGATCTAATTTGCATTAACTTATTCAGAGATTATCAAGATGGATTACTTGGACAGCAATATTCCCTAGGTTCAAAACTAATCTGTTGCAGTCGTGATAAAGACCTTAGAATGTGTCCGGGGTGGCACTATGGATGGCAATGTGGAAAACAAGAACAGTTTGGACCAACCTTTGTTGATGAACTTGGACACCTTGAAATATCACAAGGAAGTCCCAAGAAGCTCAGAGGAACAGGACTTAAGTTCTTCTATGCACAACTTATCACTGGAGACACTGTTGACAACATTCCGGGACTGCCAAAAAAAGGGCCAGCGTTTGCATACAAACTCCTTGCTGAGTGCGGATCAGAAGTTGAATGCTTTAAGGCAGTTAAACAGGCGTATGAAGAAGTCTTTGGAGAAGTATGGGAGAACGCTCTCAGGGAACAAACCGACTTACTTTGGATGATTAGAGAACTTAATGAAGATGGCAGTTTAAAATTTTATGGGTGGCCTGAAGGAGGTATATTATCGGACGTCCCCGTGGTGAAAATACTAGATGTAATGGAAAGTGGACAGAGGCTGAATATAGAAGCTTCATAAAAAATCAACTTAGATCAGCAACAAGAAAATGGTCTCCTATACAGCTCTGTAAGAAGAGAGCTAATATAGCTAGGGGCTTATATAAATGTGAATGTTGTGACCAAGAAGTACCTCCTACAGTGTTTGATGAAAATAAACGTAAGCGAGTAAATAATATATACGTAGATCACATCAAACCAATTATTGACCCAGAAATTGGCTGGGTATCATGGGATAGCACTATAGAAAATATGTTCTGTGAGTTAGATAACTTACAGCTTTTATGTGGCAGTTGCCATAAGATTAAATCTCAAGAAGAAATTGAGATTGCCAAGCTCAGACGAGCGAAGGAAAAACTAAATGACTAATAGATTTACAGACATTACTAATCCAGAGCTACGCACATGGAATCGGTGTGCAATGATCTTTAATGTTATGAAAGAGAAGGGTGTTAAAGCGGCTACCAAATACGCCGGGAGTTTTACAGAAACAGAACGCAATCAAATTTCAGAAATGTATCAGAGGATTACTCGTGACGGATATGAGCAAACAAGAGCAGCAATTAATCGCAATGTCCAATCAACAACCATCGCTGCTTGAGGAAGTGTTGTTTCCTGACAAGGAACAAGCTGATAGATATAATGAAGGTAAGCCAGAGTTATCTTATATTTTAGATAATCCAGAAGCAATTGATGGGTTAGCTCATCATTTTGCACTTGGTAGTAAAAAATATGCACGTAATAACTACAAAAAAGGATTACCACAAGTACAAGTAATTAACAGTTTATTACGTCATATTAAGGACTATAATAATAAAATTGATATTGGTACAGATAAAGAAACTAATATTAAATTTAATACTGTAGATGCTATTTTATGGAATGCTTTAATTCTCAGTCAGCAATTCTATACTAGGCCAGATATGGATGATAGAAGTGCAACATAAAAATTTAAGGCATGTTTGGTCAGATATGAAACAAAGATGTTATAACCCTAAGAATATTTCATACCATCATTATGGAGGTAGAGGTATTTCAGTTTGTGATAGATGGTTACATTCTAGTTTAAATTTTATAAATGATATGGGACCAAGACCAAAAGGAAAAGAACTTGATAGGATAGATAATTCCTTAGGGTATAGTCCTGATAATTGTAAATGGTCAACTAGATCCGAACAAATGATTAATACAAGAACTAGAAAAGATAATTACTTAGGTCATAAAAACATTAGATTAATTGACGGTTGTTATGTTATTAGATTTTCTAGAAATCATGTATACCACTCACCAAAAAGTTGCAAAACTCTAGATGAAGCTATTGAGTTGCGTGATTTTATTAAGGAATTACTTGATGGTAGTTAAAATAGGTTATTTAGATATTGAAACTTCACCAAACTTAGGTTATGTATGGCGTTTGTTTAAAGAGAATATTGGTGTTAAACAACTCAAAGAACACACACATATTATGTCCTTCTCATGGATTTGGAATGATGATGCGGATGACAAAGTTATATATCATGAGAACCGTTCAGATGATGATGTTGACATTACTGCTAAGCTCCTTGCCCTCTTGGATGAAGCCGATGTGGTTATTGGTCAGAACTCTGACAGGTTTGACCTTCCCACAATTAATGGACGTGCTCTTGTGGCTGGTCTTAAACCCCCGAGTCCTTACAAAACAGTTGACACATGTCTTGTTGCACGGAAAGAGTTTGGATTCCCATCAAATTCTCTCGAATATCTCACGACTGTCCTTAAGACTAAGCACAAGAAACTAACTCATGCTAAGTATCCCGGCTTTGAACTCTGGTTAGCTTGTATGCAAGGGGATGAAGAAGCTTGGAAGGAAATGAGGGAATATAACATTGTTGATACACTTTCAGTAAGAGATGTATACAAGACTATGCGTCCTTGGATTAGGAACCATGCTAATCTTGCTGTTCATATTGGAAGTGATGAACATGTTTGTCCTAAGTGTTGTTCTGATAGATTACATCGTAGAGGATATGCCTACACCAATGTTGGTAAGTACACTCGTTTCCAATGTACTGATTGTGGTGGTTGGTCTAGAACCCGTTATACTGAATACCCCAAGGAGAAAGCTAAGTCACTCTTGACTAATGCTGTATAATTATGGGCATAGCTAATAGCAAGTTTTCAGAAGAAGAAATCAAACAATACCAACAAGGCCTAAAGGATCATAAAGTGAAGAAGACAGTGTTTGCTTTCGACTTCGATAACACAATTAGCCGTGATGTAGATAATTTCCTAGAAATCATGTCCCTGCTTTCATTAGCAGGGCATGATGTTTATGTAGTTACTGCCAGACGGCCTGATGTTCATCCAGAAGATTTCTTTGAGATTGAAAAGGAATTTAGGGTTATCAAAACTAGACATATTGCTAAGCGTCTATACATGAGAGAAGTAGAAGGTATAGAAGTGGATGTTTGGGTTGATGATATGCCAGAAGCTATCACACAGAATTGGGAAGGTGCTCCTAGAACATTTAGAGATTTAAATGCGGAGGGTAAGTATGATTAAGAAAATTGGTAATAAGTTTGTCCTGTTCAATAAGGCTGGTACTAAGAGACTTGGTACACATCCAACTAGAGCACAAGCTGTAGCTCAGGAACAAGCAATAGAGATTGCTAAACACAAGAAGAAGAAATAATGGAAGGACTTTTAGGTTATATTATTTCTGGCTTCATTAGTGCTGGTGTTATAACATTACTAGCACATTTAAAATTATTTCCAATGGTTGCTATATTCATTGATAAGGATAAGCTTTGACAAGATTGCAAACACTTACAAGATCCTACGTAACACATTATCCAGAAGCTATTAAGTTTGCTGAAACACAAGAGGGTATCTTCTGGACAGCTAATGAAATTAATGTAGATAAGGATAAGCAGGATATGCTTGTCAATATGACAGAGGCAGAGAGACATGGAGTTACAACTGTACTTAAGCTTTTCACTCTATATGAGCTGGCTGCTGGTACTGACTATTGGCTTGGCAGGATTCTTACAAGTTTTCCAAGACCTGAGATTCAGCGAATGGCTGCTGTATTTGGCATGTTTGAGCTTAATGTTCATGCTCCTTTTTATAATAAGCTTAATGAAACATTAAATCTAAACACAGAAGAGTTCTATAATGATTATATTCATAATGAAACTCTTAGAGATAGAATGTGGTTCATTGACGGCCTTGTTAGTGATCCTGATGATTTAGTAAGTTTAGGCTGCTTTAGTCTTATTGAAGGAGCAGTCTTATATAGTAGCTTTGCTTTCTTAAAGCACTTCCAAACCAAAGGTAAGAATAAGCTTCTTAATGTTGTAAGAGGTATTAATTTCTCTGTAAGAGATGAGAATCTTCATTGTGTGGCAGGAAGCTGGCTATATCGATCTCTAAGGGACGAGAGGCTTAAGGAGCACCAAGGGTATACCCTAGACCTAGAGAAGGCCGTACAACGCATTGTAGAGGCTTCTAGGGCCATATATGAACATGAGTGTCAGATAGTTGACATGATCTTTGAAAAGGGTGAGATTGAGGGTATTACATCTGAACAGATGAAAACCTTTATCAGAGGTAGATTAAATCTATGTCTATCACATCTAGGAATACCACAAGTATTTGACTGTAAGAACGATATTATTGCAAATTGGTTTTATGACAATATAAATCAAATACAATTTAATGATTTCTTTACAGGTGTTGGAAATCAATATAACAGAGCTTGGGATCAAGGAGCATTTAAATGGTAACAAAATTAGAACTAACAAAGCAGCTTCATGATCTAAGAGAAGCTGTTTCTGGAAAGAAGTTTCATGAGGCTGAAGAGCTTTACAAGGAAATTGAAAGTATCAAGGTGCAAATTAAGGCCTTGGATAAAGAATGAGTTCAATCTATGAAAAGCTAAGTGAGGAACGTAAGAGGCTACAAGCTGAAGACAAGCTCCCCGAATGGCTCACGACCGGAGGATTTCAGCTTGTTAAAGAGAAATATCTATACGAAACAGACTCTCTCAAGGATACCTATAGCCGCATTGCTAGGACTGCCGCTAGGCATACTAATGATCCTGGGTATTGGTATGAACGTTTTAATGATGTTATGTGGAAAGGTTGGCTTGCTTGTTCAACGCCAGTATTAAGTAATATGGGAACCATCAAGGGCATGCCTGTAAGCTGCTCAGGAGGTTACATCCCTGATAGTATTGAGGGCTTCTATGATGGCTACAAAGAAACGGCAATCCTTACAAAACATGGCTTTGGCACCAGTAGTTATCTTGGAGATATCCGTCCGAGGGGTAGCAAGATACGAACAGGTGGTAAAGCTTCTGGAACCTTACCGATCATTAAACACTTTGTCCAAGATATGCGAGACGTGGCTCAAGGAACATCTAGACGAGGAGCTTGGGCAGGGTACTTACCAATTGACCATCAAGACTTTAACGAGGTAATTGATTATGTGGAACATCATCCTGATGATCTTAACATTGGCTGGATTATTTCTGATAGTTTCATTGATAAGCTTAATAATGGTGATAGGGATGCTGTCTTACGTTACCAAAGAAGTCTTAAAGTTAAGGCAGTAACTGGTAAGGGATATTTCTTTTTTATTGATAAGGTCAATAACCTTAATCCACAATGGTATAAAGATAAGGGACTAGATGTTAAAGCTAGTAATTTATGTACAGAGATTACACTTCATTCAGACAAGGATCATACCTTCACATGTGTACTCTCAAGTATGAATCTGGAAAAATATGATGAATGGAAAAATACAGACGCTATCTTTGTTAGTACTGTTTTCCTTGACTGTGTGTGTAGTGAATTTATTAGTCTTGGCAAAAATATACCCGGAATGGGCGCTGCTATTCTCAGTACCAGCAAGTCTAGGGCTATCGGGCTTGGTGCTCTTGGATTCCACACCTACCTCCAAGATCACTCAATACCTTTTGAATCATTCGAAGCTCATCTCCTCAATATTGAAATATTTAAAGGCATAAGAAATGAAGCAGAAAGAGCAACAAAGTGGATGGCAGAACAATGGGGAGAGCCTGAATGGTGTGCCAATTACGGCAGACGAAATACGCATCTCATCGCTATTGCACCAAATACAAGCTCGGCTCTCATCTGTGGAGGAGTTAGTCAAGGAATTGAACCAGTTGTTGCTAACCTTTACAATCAACCCACAAGTGCGGGTGAAATCTATAGAGTCAATCCTGTCTTCCTTAGACTCGCTAAACAGAAGGGCAAGTGGTCTGAACAGCTTGTGGCTCAGCTCATATCAAGCGAAGGCAGTGTACGACAACTGGACTGGCTTACAGAACATGAAAAGTCAGTATTTAAAACAGCCTACGAAATAGATCAAAGAGCAATCATTAGGATGGCAGCAGCTAGACAGCCATATATTGACCAAGCTCAAAGTATTAATCTGTTCTTTGATTCTGATGAGAAAGAAGAGTATATCAGTGAAATTCATAAGGAAGCTTTTATGAACCCAATGATTAAGAGCTTATACTATTTAAGAACTAAGGCTGGTGTGTCTGCTAGTAAAAATGAATGCTTAGCATGTCATGGGTGATTTATGACAGGTAAGAGATATAGACCAATAATTGAGAGGTTTGAAGAAAAATTTGAAGTTGATCCTATAACCAATTGTTGGAATTGGATTGCTGGTAAACATAACAGAGGTTATGGACATTTTCATATATTTGGGATGAAAAAGAAATCACAATTTGCACATAGAGTAAGCCTTCATATTTACAGAGATTTTGATTTATCATCCCCATTATCCGTATGTCATAAATGTGATAATACATCTTGTGTAAATCCAGATCATTTATTTATTGGTAGCCATAAAGATAATATGAGAGATATGGTTAACAAGAAAAGAAATAAACCTGGATCACAAAAACTTACTGATAAAGATTATGAACTAGCAAAATTTTTAAGAAGTTTAGGTGTACAAATTAAAGAAATTGCTAGACTATTACAGATTGATGCAGGACATGCATCTAGAATTAGTAGATGAGGACTAGACCATGATAGTAGTATATATGATATTTAAGCTTGAGAATGAATCAACTAGTACTTATGTTACTTCTTGTCTATCTTATACTGAAGCAGAAAATACTGTCTTAGTATTGAATAGAAATAAGGGGCCAGATACTACGTTCTATATTCTTAATGGTTATAGGTATGAATGATGACAATGTAGTTGATTTAGATGATTGGAAAGATAAAAAACCTCAAGTGGTTTGGCAATGTGCTTGTGGTTGTCAGTTGTATTACATTCTTAATACTGCTGGTGAACTAGAATGTAGTTCTTGTGGTAAAATTATACTTATTTCAGTTGATTGATAATGCAATGCTGGATTAAGTAATTTATGCTAGAAAATGTTTAGGGCAAAAAATAACCCACATATCCTTCACAGGACTGTGGGTTTTTGTATTTCTAATGCCTGATTTTTCTTGGAGGCGGCATTGCATTTAATTTACCTTGGAGATTACTTACACTATTTCCAAGCTCTGTGACTGCACCTGTCAGGTTGTCCACAGATTGGTTAGTTTTATTTTGTGTGATATTACTGTTTTGTATTTGTAATTGCAGATTAGTTATTTGACCTGCCATCCTAATCATTTGGATATTAGTATCATCAATCTTATCCATCCTATCTTTAATACTTTGTACATTGTTGTACATAACACCTAATGCAAATATCATTGTACCAACTGAAATAAGTATACTTATCCAAGCAGGAGCTTCTTTAACTATTGTCCTGAGTTTACTTTGCTTGTTTTGGTCTTCCACTCTCTTAGTTCCCCTAGTTTTACATTACAATTACCTAGATTGATAGTCTGACTATTCCAAGCATTAACTAGGGCAGGTTTATCAAGACTAGAAGGTGGTTTATCAATTGGGCAGTCTATCAACAGACTGTCTGGAGGAGCAAGCACCATCACTCGGGTCGGCTGTACAGTACGCATCCCACATGCTGTTAGCATACATAGCATTGGCAAAAGTATTAGATAAATTCTCATTAGCCACCTTTTTAGTTACATTATCTACAATGGCCTTAATAGCCGTACCTTTTTGCGTATTAGTCATTATACGCTGTGTGGCATTGGTTACCACTTTATCTGTTACTTCTGATACAACAGATTGAATCTTTACAGATTCATTAGCTTGTTCAATCTTATCATTTAAACTTCTCATCTGTTCATTATATTTAGCAATCTTAGAAGTTTGCAAATGTATAATATAAGATTCAACACCTAAAGATATAACTAATGTTAAAATTATACCAATTGCAATTTTAATTGTTGTTGACATTTGGTAGCTCCATTTCACCCAGACACATACTTCGTTCTAATTTCCTTCTTTCTTCTAAGCCCCTGAGCTTTTTCTTATTAGCATAAACCCAAGAAAGAAGTTGATCACACCCCTTATCATATTCTTCCTGATTGAATTCTTTAGCTAAAGAAGATTTTCTTAAATTATCCTCACCGACATTATATGTAAAAGATATTAAAGCTGCTCTTTGCCATATGGTAAGAGGAACATGAATAACATCATTAACCGCTGCATCTGCTTCCTGTAAGTCTTCAGCAAATTGATCTAAGCATTCTTCTTGTGTGAATACTTGACCTTTCTTAAGATCACTTCCAGTGTGTCCATAACAGCTTGTAATGATGTTTACAGGGTCGAGGTAGGTAGTGGTATGATAGCCCTCAGAGGGCGCTACTAGGAACGCCCCTGAGATTGCTGCTGCTATACCAAGTCCGCCAGAGACTAAGTATGAAATCATTTTCTTTTTATCCATTATTTTGCTCATGGTGTAGGCACTTCCGGTATGCCAGCCCTATCTGAAGCTTGTGGATCAATATTAGCCATGAGTAGTTCATATTGGGAACGAAGGTCTGTACCTTCTAGATTAGCATAAGCCTTAATAGTTTTATTAAAGACAGGAGCTACATTTCTATTTAGATTTGTTACAGTTCTGCTAACATCACCAGTAGGATTGGTAGCCACAAACTTAATACCATTACCATCAAATGATGGTTGAATTCTATTCACTGTGGCATCAGTTGTTGGAACCATAACATTACCAGTTGCATTAGGAGTTTGCCCAGTTATTACACTGGAGTTAACAAACTCTTGTCTAAGTAGTGGTACAAGTTCATTTTCATAATGCTGTCTAAGCATTTCTCTAGTCTTAGAAGCATCATCATTAGTAAGAGTAAACTTGCCAGATTTTACATACTTGCCAAAACTACTGCTGGCAAATAGGTCAACCAATCCATTAAGCTCTGTGGCATTGTCAACAGATGGACCATACTTGATTGCACTTCTAATGGCAGTCTTAAGTGTGTTATTAACTTCACTAATACTTCCTTCATCATTTGCTTGTCCACTTAATACAGATTCAATACCAGCTTTGGTATAACCAATGGCTGCTTTAACATCCCCACTCTGTCCTGTAAAATCAGGAAGTTTAGGTTTAGGCATATTAGCTGGACGAGATGTATCATTACCCATACTACCTAAAGCACCAGTAGGACTAGTTCCATTATACTCACCAGTATCTGGATTAAATCCAACCATCTTAAATGCATCAGAAGTCATCTTAACCAACACTGGTGTTGGGATATTAGGAAGAACTTTACCCATTGCAATCACTGGTAGAACTTCTGGATGATCATGAATCTGCATCAAAGTCATTCTAGTAGTTGCTGCATTAAGCTGGTTCTGTAAACCATCAGCATCTAATTTACCTGTAACAGCTTCCTTAAAACTATTAGCAAGACCTGTGATTGGAGCTAAGGTATTTCTAACATAATCACCACCAGCATTAGGAGCCATTTGATTAGCCATTGCTAATACTTGAGCAGTATCCTGATCAATCTGTAAACTAGCCTCTTGTGGAGTAAGCTGCCCTTTCTTAAACTTGTCATAGGTATCAGATAGCTTATTGCTAAGAAGAGTGTTATAAGCCTTAGCACCACCAGTAATAGATACTCTACTTTGGACTTCAGCTTGCTTCTCTTGTAGATTAAGTCTAGCAGTTTGCTGTGTTAATCCACCAGTGACATAACTTTGCTTAGCAGAAGCTAACTGGACAACATCAGTTTGTAAACCAATCTGTGCTCTTTTAGCAGTAAGTTCCTTTTGTGTCATTTCTAGTTGTGTAGCATGCAATCTATATTGCTGATAAGTATCCATAAGACTATCTGCCTTATCACTATCTGGATCAAGATCTGCTGGAATTAATCCGGAGGCTTGAGCATCTTGGAATACTTTCATTTTAGCATCATGCTTATCTTTCTCTGCTTGTGTTCCTTCCACAATATTAGCAGCTAGTCCAGTTTTACTAAGAGTGTTGTTATAAAGCTCTGTAATCTCTTTGGTAAGCCCCGGATGATTAGATAGATCAGAAGCTAATTGTCTTCTAGCAGCTCGTCTAGCACGATCAGAGGACCATCCTTGGTCCACTAGATCAGCCTTGACTAAAAGATTCTCTCTTATGCCACCAAGAATACCAGCAGCCTTAGTAGCAGCTTCTTCTTTCTGTCCACTGACAATTGCTGACTTAGCTATATTAGCTGTATTGACAAACAAATTACCTAGAAGATTAAGCCCTTCAGCAGCACTTGTATCCTGCACTGGTTGCTGAGGACGAGAGCCAGTAGGAGCATTACCTACATCTACATTAAAATCAGCCAAGATTATTTCTCCTGTTTCTTATCTTCGCCATTATATAGAAATTCAATGGCATCTAAGTATTGTTGTCGTTTAGCTTCATCAGTATCTGGGTAGAGATTAGCTAAAGCTTTAGCTTGTTCTTTTGGCATAATTCCATGCATAGACATTAGCTGTTTAAGAATTCTAGTATCACCATTCTCAATATCTCTATCAACTAATTTCTTATACATAAATTGAGCTTGTTCATTATGTGGGAATGCTCTAAAGAATTCATTGGTCATATCTAAATAATACTTAAATTGATCAGGAGTAATGTCATCATTCAATAGAATACGTTTACGTTCTTCATGAAATTTCTCAACATCACTTTGTAGTTCTTTATAACTGTCCAACATAACTTTGTTAATATATCTATTCTTAGCTTCATCTATATCTTGAATACCAGCAGCAAGTAACAGGGCTTGGGTATTAGTAATATTGGTATCAGTAACTTTACCAGTCCAAGTACTTAACTTCTTACCAGTCTCAAAAGCATACTTAGCTTTATAAGCATTAGATAAACCACCAAATAGTTTAAGGAAATCCATAGCCACATTACTTAGCTTAGTAGGGTGATCTTTACTGTCTTCACTAAGATTAGTCCATTTAGCAGCATCCTTGACTAGATTGGTAATTTGAGGATTACCACCAAACAATAGAGTACCAGCAGGACTGTCTGTAAACAAAGCTCCAATATCACCAGCCATAACTTCCTTAAGGTGTGAAGCTGTACCATACATATCAAAAGGACTTAATGAATCTGACCAGTTAGCATGTACATCTTCTCCAGATGTTACAGAAGCAATTTTATTATAAGTAGCTCCAATCAAACCTTGAGTAATAGCATCTCTTGCCTTAGGGTCATCTGGAAGTAATGCTTGTAAAGCTCCATACCCAGCATATCCACCCGGAAGACCATACATCAATAATTGCCAACCCCAAAGTCTAGTTTTCTCTGCTTTAGAAATTACTCTATTGCCAGTCATGATACCAGCCCATCTATGTGCCCAGCCCATAAATTGTAGGCCAATGTTTAAGGCATTACCTTCATAAGCATTCTGTCCTGCTCTATTCATATTGCCTGTGAAGTTTGTACCCTCAGCAGCAACCCAGTCCCTAACAGCAGGATCATCCATAGACTTACCAGCCCTAATAGCCCTGTCTCTAAATACTAACCAAGCAGCAGTTTGGTTGATATTCTCACCAGCATCAAAACCAATCTTTCTAACCCAACCTAAAGGTTTAGCAGCTACTTGACCAATCTTACCAAGAACTGTTTGAGCAGGAGTAAGTCCATCAACAAAGCTTTTAAGACTGCCATTAACCATGGTATGAGTATCAATTGCAGCAAAGTTACCACTTAATTTAAAATGTTGCCACATTGTTTCTGCTTCATCAGCAGTCATACCCATTAACTTAAGTTCTGTTTCTAGTGTTGGTAATCCAGCTTGTTTTGCTAATAGATGTAATACCAAAGGTATGCTTCTTGGATCAGCAAAGAACTTAGGATTCATTGGAACAAGTTGGAAAATCTGATGACCTTGTACTAATAGTTGTCTAATTGGGTTTGTAACAATAAAGAAAGTATTAGCTGCACTTCTAGCAATACCACCCGGTTTACCAGTGCCAGCAATCCTAACACCAGTTTCAGCTACCTGTGCTACTTTAGAAACAACACCTTTAGTATCAACAGATATCTCACCAAAAATATTACCAACTTTATTCATAATGGCTTTATAAATATCATCAATATGGTTGATGTAACCACCTTCCATTTGTTGGATATATTCATAGGTTGATCTAGCAGCAGACACTTCCTTATCCAACCTAGTATCACCAGTTGGATTTATAATATCTGTGACATTATTAGGAAACATCCTTCTGCCTTCAACCTTAGGCATATACTTCTCATATTGAGTCATCAAACCTTGTTTCATAGCATCGATAGGATCACGCATAGAAATCCTACGAGAGATACTCTTGGCAGAGCTAATCATAGCCTCTACAGGACTCTGTATGTGGCTGTGAGAAGGATCTGAGATGATAGAGGTAGCATCCTCTAACCTCTCACCACGGAATCGCTGTGCGCTTCTTCCCTTGGCTCTCTGAACGTTTCTATAATCTCTA